AATAGCGAAGCGGACATTAGCCGCTTCGCTATTGGCGACGAGTGGGAAAGGCTAAGGCCGGGCCAAAAGTCTAATAAGTATCTAAGCCTAGTTAGGCCTGACGAAAACAAGCCTAGCCCAACACTAACGAAAACGGGTAGCACTTTGTCTGCTGCGTCAGTAACCCACCCAAGTGAAAAGCGCAAGTTCTACGCTTGGGAACTAAAGCGGCTTGCGTCATTTCCAGATGGTTTTTGTCTTGTTGGTGGATACTCGGACGCATGGAACCGCATCGGTAACAGCGTTCCTCCCCTGTTCATGCGGGCCATTGTGCGGCACATTCGACAAACGGTGTTAGATCATGGCCAGTAGTAATACAACGACGAAACAACGGGGAGGAGTGACCGGCAAAGGTTTTGTCAAAGGCGATCCGCGCATCAACCGCAACGGGCGGCCCAAATCCTTCGACGCCCTGCGCGAGCTCGCCAGGGACATCGCCCACGAGAAGGCCAAGGCCGGCGGCAACACCGTCGTGATCGACGGCCACAGCGTCACGGTGGCAGAGGCGATCTTGAGGCAGTGGGCGCAGTCAAAGAACCCGGCGCTGCAACAGAAGTTTATCGAGGTGGCGTTCGGGAAGGTGCCGCAGGCGGTTGAGATTACCGGCAAAGACGGCGGCCCGATCATAACCAAAGCATATACAGTGGTGTCACCGGATGACTGGCCTGATCCTGACGGCACAGTTTAACCCGCTGCCGTGGCAGGTCGCGCCGTTCCGCTGTACAGATCCCGTCGTGCTTCTGACAGGATCGGCAGGAGGCGGCAAGTCCCGGCTGGCCGCTGAGAAGGTACACGGCTACTGTCTGCGCTATCCCGGTGCCGTGGCGATCTGCCTGCGCAAGCGGCGCGAGTTTGCCAGCAAGTCAGTTGTGTATGCGCTCAAGGAAGTGCAGGGCGACGATCCACGGGTCGCGTTCCATGCTGGCGATAACATGTTCAACTACGAGAACGGTTCACGTATTTTTGTGGCCGGCATGGGTGATGACAACCAGCGGCAGGCGTTACGGTCAATCAACGGCGATGGTTCAGCAGACATCATTTGGGGTGAGGAAGCAAATGCGCTGATCGAGGATGACCATAACGAACTGCTGGCGCGTCGTCGTGGCAAGGCTGCACCGTGGCGACAGATAATCTACTCGACCAATCCCGATGTTCCAACGCACTGGATCAAGCGCAGGCTGATGGACGGAGGCGAAGCGACGGTGTTTTACAGCAACGCCAGCGACAACACGCACAATCCCGATGACTACATTGACACGCTTAATAGCTTGTCGGGCGTGCTACACATGCGGCTGGCGCTGGGTCAGTGGGTACAGGCAGAAGGTGTTGTGTACGAGGACTGGAACGAAGCAATTCACGTTATCGACCCATTCCCGATCCCGTCATACTGGCGGCGTTTTCGTGTGGTGGACTTCGGGTATACCAACCCGTTCGTGTGTCAGTGGTGGGCAGTTGACCAGGACGGCAGGATGTATCGTTACCGTGAAATCTACATGAGCAAGCGCACGGTAAAAGTGCACGCCCGCCAGATCAACGAACTTAGCGTGGGTGAGCATATCGAGCAGACCGTAACCGATCACGACGCGGAGGACAGGGCAACGCTGAACGAGGAGGGTATTTACTCGCAGAACGCCGCCAAGGACGTGTCACCTGGTATCCAGGCTGTCATGCAGCGACTACGACCCGGCCATGACGGAAAGCCGCGCATCTTCTTCTTTCGTAACGCACTGGTCGAAGTCGATGAAACGCTGGATGCGGCGCGCAAGCCGCTATGCACCGAACAGGAGTTTCCGGGCTACGTCTGGCAGCATGATACCAGCGGCAAGCCGGTCAAAGAGGAGCCGGTCAAGGTCAATGACCACGGCATGGACACGACGCGTTACGCCGTGATGTATGTCGATGGCGGGTCAGGCACAGCCACCATGCAGAGGTATCGCTGAGTGCAGCCAATATACTGCGGGAACGGGCCGGCCAATCTTGGGCAGGGCCACTTCCTGGGCCAACTCAACGGCGCGACGTTGGAATTGTGGTGTCCGCAATGCAAGCGGTATCACACGGTCACGATTGTTGAGATTGTGCGCGGCACGGTTCTGGACTTGCAGGACAGGCGCGGCGCGGAGTGCAACAACGGGAAGGAAGACAAATGATACAAGAGGTAATCGTTACAGTCGGTGCTGTTTTGGCGGTATTGGCGGTGCTGGTTGCCGCTGCGTTGCTGGCGCGTAACCCATTCGAGCTGGCGTTGTACGTGATGGCCGGCGCGGTGCTGGTGGTGCTGGCTGGCGCGGCGGTGTGGAAGATATCTGCTTGACATAGCGCACACTTTCGCTTATACTTGAGAACGTGGGCAACAGCGGACGCGCTGTAAGCTAAATGGCTTGAGCCAGACCACGCTCGCATTGTTCCTAAAGCCCTTGAGGGCGCAACCTCAAGGGCTTTTTCTTTTCCCGGCGAATGTACTCACTCAACGGAAACGCTACAATCACAAATGCTGCTGATTTCGCGGCTGTACGGTCTATCTCTGAGGAGCAGGCCGAAGAAGCCGCGGCCGTCAACACCTACCGCGAGTTCTACGACGGCGAACAGGGGACACTGATAACCGACCGGCTGGCAGAGTTTCTTAGCGTTGCCACCGAACAGGAATTCGTCGTCAACTTCTGCCAGTTGATCGTTGACAGCCTGGCAGAGCGCCTTGAGGTAACGGGCTTCACAACGGGTGATGACGCGTCGGACGCGTTATTGTGGGAATGGTGGCAGCAGAACCGCATGGATGCCATGCAACGGCTGGTGCATACCTACGCAGCGCGTGACGGGATGACATATATCATCGTTGATTGGAACAACGACGAAGGCCGGCCGGGATACAACGTCAACGAGGCATTCGACGGCAACGAGGGGATCAAAGCGCATTGGAGTGGCAAGCCTGGACTGTCGAAACTGCTTTTTGCGTCCAAGCGGTGGCGTGAGGAGTTCGACATCGACGGCAAGCTGAAAATTCGCGAGCGCCGCACACTGTACTATCACGACCGGGTTGAGAAATACGTGGCAGGCAGCGGACCGGGTCACGAAGCTGGCTGGATGCCATTTACCGAGGAGGATAATGGCGAGTGGCCGGTTAAGTGGATTGGAAGTGACGGCAAGCCGCTGGGCTTGGCCGTGATCCCATTTCTCAACCGCGGCACCGGCGTCAGCGAGTTGCAGCAAGTCCTCCCGGTGCAGGTCGCGCTAAACAAGACCGTGGTTGACATATTGGCAGCGGCAGACGTGGCAGGATTTGCGATCTACACCAAAACGGGCGGGTCGAAAATAGATGATCCCGCCGTGTTTCCTGGCGCGTTCTGGCAAGATACCAACGCCGACACCAAATGGGGCAAGTTGGAAGCGTCTGACCTGACGCCCATCATTGCGGCATACGACAAGTTTGTCCATACGCTGGCGATCATCACCCGCCGCCCGCTGTCCATGTTCACCGGCGACAACGTAAGCGGCGAAAGCCTCAAGCAGCGCGAGGCAGGGCTGGTGGCACAGGCCAAGGCTGCAAGTGTCATCATGGGCAATTCGTGGGAAGATTGCATGTATCTCGGTGCAAAGCTGGCTGAAACGTTCGGCGCTGAGACATTTCCTGCCGACATAAACATTTCGACGCAATGGGCAGACGTTGAGACCCGCAACGAGGAAGCGCACCGCATGGCAGTGCGCGAGGATTACAAGGCCGGGATTATTGACCAGCAGCAAGCCTGGGACGATATGGGCTACGACAACGACCAGCAAGAGGCGATGTTAAGGCGCGCCGCGACTGAGAGGGCGCGACAAGTCGCTAATGCCGTGCGGGTGATACGCGAGACGAACGCAGCACCGCAGCCTGCCAACGTCACACCGAACACGAACACAAATGCTACGACAACCGAACCTGCAACGATTGGTTGACATGGGCCTTGTGTCTGAGGAAGTCGCGCAAGAGATTGACCGGCGCGAGGCTGGCGGGCTTTTGCCGGGCCAACCGTTGACGCTGGATGAACTTTACCAACTGGCGATAATCACCGAGGCAGAGATAGCACAGGCCGCGGGCGATTGGCAGGCAACAGCGCCAAGCAACGCAAGTGACTGGCTTGAGGTAGCGGGCGCGGCGGCATTACTGACCTACCTGTTGCGCGACCGTGGCACGGGCAGACCGCTTGACGTGGTAGAGCAGCGCATCGAGTTGTACCAGTCTAGCATTGGATCACTGACCGAAGGATTGAGCGACGGTCAGCTAACCGTAGCAGAGTGGCAGCAAGTCGTAGCCGAGGATCTGCGCAACATGCACTTGCAGAATGCAGCCATAGGGCGCGGAGGCTGGGCCAACCTGACAGATCCCGACTTGCGCAAGATTGAGGACGGCTTGCGGTTCCAGTATGAACACCTTGACGGCTTTGCAAATGACATTGTGAACGGCAAACTGTCGCCAGAGCAGATCAAGGCGCGAGCGCAACTGTATGCACAGTCAGGCCGGGCCGCATATTGGGACGCCAACACGACCACGCAATCTGATACAGGCTACACCGAGGAGCGACGAATAGCAATTGGTGACAAAGGGACTTGTACCCCTTGCAATGATCTGGAGGCGCTGGGCTGGCAACCAATCGGCAGCCTACCGAACCCCGGCGGCGAACCGTGCGACGGATTGACTAACTGCCGTTGCACGAAAGAATACCGATGACGCCCACGCGAGCGGACAATCGCGGAAGGACACTAGCATGGCAACCATGACGATTGACGAGAACACGACCGATACGACGAATACGCAGACTGGCAGCGGGGCCAACGGCCATAGCCAGGATGTAGCGACATTCACCCAGGCGGACATTGACCGGATCGTGGCAGACCGCCTGACACGCGAGCGCCAGAAATTCGCGGACTATGACGACCTCAAGAGCAAGGCGGCCAAACTGTCCGACCTCGAAAAAGCGCAGATGAGTGAAGCCGAGAAGCAAGCGGCACGCGTGGCAGAGCTTGAGGCGCAAATCGCGCAGGCGCAAGCGGACGCACAAACGCAGATGAAAGCGGCCAATCGACGGCTGATCCAGTCTGCACTGGTGGCAGAGGCGACGGCGGCGCGGTTCCACAAGCCTGAGGACGCATATCGTTTTGTGGACATGGACGCGCTGAAAGTCGATGACGCCGGCAACGTGACCGGCGCAAAGGATGCGATCAAGGCACTGGCAAAAGAGCGCGATTACCTTGTCAACTCAGGCACCGCGCCCAACATCAACGCTGGCAGCGTGTCAGCGACCAAGCAGGCTGAACAACAGGCACTGCTTGAAGACGTGAAGAAACGATTTCGACTGTAAACCCCGGCAAAGCACCGGGTAGGAGTTACACACAATGGCAAACGAAGTTACTGTGACCACGACCGACGTACGACCGCTGAATGATTGCGTCGTTGCACGTGCCGTCGCTGGTGAAGCATTGGCGCTGGGCGATGCCGTCTACGTGTCAAGTTACAGCGGCAACCTCCCGGTTGTCAGCAAGGCCGACGGCAGCGCCGTGGCAACTGCAAACGTAATGGGTATCGCTGTGGCTGGCGCGCTGGCAAACACGACCATCGCCAGCGGTGAAGTGCTGGACGTGGTGACGAGCGGCCCGGTTACTGGCTACGCCAGCATGACCAGCGGCAATACGATCTGGATCAGCGACACCTCCGGCCGGCTGTCTACGGTGGTAGGCACCAAGTCGGGCGTGATCGGTTTCGCCCTGACCCCGGCAACCGTGATGGTTCGCCCTGGTCTGTTCACTGTCAGCAGCTAACGGCAGAACAGGAGAATTGAGAAATGGCTACACTTGGCCCTAACGATCTGAAGCAGTGGGCGCTGCCCGCTGGCTGGGATGCCGCACGCCTGGCGCAACTGACGCTGGCAGACGACACGACTTATGAAACGCTGGTGAATTCCATCGCGGCCGGCCTTGCCATTGCCAACGGTGGGCTTTTGACTGACCCGATTGTGTCCAGTCTGATCAGCGTTACCGACCAGATGGCGCTCGAATACCCGACCGGCGTGTCTAACGGGTTCGAGACGCACACCGAATACTCGCAGCCGACCGCCAAGCGCGGCGCGAC